GCCTTGACGACCTCGGGGCGATCAACAGGACCGTGCCCGAGAGCTGGCAGGACGCCCTTTTGATGAGGATGGTCAGGCACATGACGAAGTCAGGGGCCAACACGTTCCCCCTGCTTCTGCGGTGCCTTAGACTTTACAACTGGATCAAGACACAGAAAGCATGAAGGAGGACACCATGAAAAAGTATTTTGCACTCATCCTTGCGGCCCTGTTCCTTGCGGGCTGCGCGGGCATCCAGGTAAGCGACGATGCATCTCAGGCCGTGCTCTACAAACTCGCCGGTCACAGGCTCGGCTACGAGCTGGGCAAGGCAGACCCCGCCACGGCTCAGATTGTCGCCAAGGCCGCCGACGGCATTATCCAGACCATCGAGACGGGGACCACGGCAGAGGCCCTCAGTGTACTCCTGCAGGAAGGGCTGGCGAAGCTCGCGGCGGGCTACCAGAACGACCCGGCCCTCGCGGCGGAGGTGGCCATCGTCGCGGAGCTGGTCATATTCAAGGGCAGCGAGGTCAACGTGGACGCCTACAAGATCTATCTCGCTCAGATGAAGGCGGGGCTGGAAGGGTACAAGCTGGGCTATGCCCTCGCCCTCGCAGTGGCGGCGAAATGAACGACCTGACCGTCTATCACAACGTCAAGACTCAGATGCAGACAGGGGACCTGCTGATGTGGTCCAGTGATCGGCTCATCGGCAAGGCGATCCGCTGGCGCACCCTGTCCGAATACTCCCATGCGTCCCTGGTGATTCGCCTTGCGGAGTACGAGGGAACGGAAGGGCGCCGGTTCACCACGGAGGCCCTTGCGGACGGGGTTGTGCTGAACATCCTCTCGTCCCGTCTCGCCAACTACGACGGCCGCGTGTGGTGGTTCCCGCTGGACGAAGAGAAATGCAAGGTTAAGCGCTCCCATGTCGGGGAGTGCGCCCTGTCCTTTATCGGGACCCCCTACGACTATCAGAGCATCCTGCGGCTGTGCCTTCGCAGGGTATCGACGCAGATGGACAAGCTCTTTTGCTCGGAATACTGTGCGGTCTGCTACGGTCTGGGAGGCGAGGCCCCGACCCCGGCGGACATGCCGAAACTCGGAATCTTCAAGGAAGCAGTGAGGCTGATATGAACGAGATCCTGGAACGAGTGAAGGACATGAAGAGCACGCTGCCGGGCACGTTGGTCCTGCTCGGCTCCATCGTCGTGATCTTCAAGGAGGCCGTTGCGGAAGTTGTGCAGTGGATCGCCGGGCTCGGATACACCCTGACCCCGGACGGGGAAAAGCTTGTTTCGGTGCTCGTCGCCGGGATCGGGCTTTACCTGATATTCGGGGCGGGCGGGAAGAAATTGTCCACCCGGGTCATCCTCAAAGACAAGGAATAGCCCATGGCTACCAACATCAGCGAGATCTCAAGGAGAGTTGCGCCCGACGTCATGGGGTGCCCGAATGTCCTCATTGACGAGGCCGTCCTGCGGACCCTCATCAAGTTTTGCGAGGAAACACACATCCTCGAGAAGGCTTTCGAGCATGATGTGGTCTCGACGGACATCGTGGCCGCGGACAACGATTCGGTGAATGTGAATCTCGCCACTTACATCACCGATGGACGGCCGATCCTGCTCACGCAGTTCAAGATCGACGGTGCCGATTGGGACGCCCAGGAGATCAAGCTCCTGAACGACCAGGACGACCTCGACGAAATCTCCATCTCGGGCACGAAGTTTTTCACCTGGCCGGATACGACGCACATCAAGTTCTACGGCATCGAGGCCGAGGACCAGCGGTTTTTCATCAAGCAGGTCTTTGTTCCCCTCGATACCGCGACGACCATGGACGACGATCTTTACTACAGATTCAGAGATGTGATCGCAGCCGGGGCCCGGGCGAGGCTCATGTCCATGCCCAGGAAGGATTGGACGGACCTGATCACGGCCGCCAAGAATCTTTCCGAGTACAACGACGGGGTTGCCATGGCGAGGATCAAGAAAGACCACGGCATGACGAGGCGCAGCCAAAGTGTGAAATCTATGAGGTTTTTCTAATGCGGATCCGGCAGAACTTCTTTTCTGGCGAGCGCCCCCGGGTGGCCACGCACCTGTCCAAAGAGTATGAGGCGCAGATCGTGGAGAACTGCGATCTTTCCCGCGGGGATCTCCGGCCGTTCCGGGCTAATGCCAGAACCCAAAACCTCACGGAATCCGGCACGCTCAAGACCCTATACCAGTGGAAGAAATCCGGTGATGATGAGTGGATCGTCCATGCCAACGAGCTCGATTTCGCCCGCAGCCCGATTGCAGGCGAGGCCCACGATCGCGTCTACTTGACGGGCATGACCGAACCCCGGGTACTCTCGACACACATCTTGAGCGCGACCTTCGATTTCTCGACCGACTATTACAAGTTGGGCGTCCCGGCGCCGGCAGCGGCCCTCACGATCGATTCAGGCTACACGCCGGGGTCTGACTATCGAGCTTACATCTACACCTATGTAGTCAAGCTCGACACCACGGACGCTGAAGAGGGGCAGAATTCGGCCATTGCCTCCATCACCGATTACGGCTCGGGGGATGTCACGCTTTCCGGGTTCACGGAACCCCCGGCCAGCCGATCCATCGGGAAGATCCGGATTTACCGGACGGCCGCGTCAACATCGGGGGTTGCGGAATTCCTCTTTGTGGGGGAATTCGACACGGCCGGCGTGGATTTCAGCACATACACCTTCACGGACGACGTTGCGGATTCCGCCCTCGGGGAAGCGTTCACCTGCGAGGATTGGGCCCCTCCTCCTGCAACCCTTGCCGGATTGATCGCCCCCGACGGCGGATCATTGGCCGGGTTCGTCGGCAACCGCGTCTACATCTCGGAGCCCTTTCTTCCCCATGCCTGGCCGTATTCCTACCCCGTCGATTCCACGATCGTCGGGCTTGGCTACATCGGGAACACCATTGTCGTGCTGACAGACGAGTTCATTTACCTCATGTCCGGCACGGCCGACGCCATGAGCACCACGAAGCTCAACGGCCGGTATCCCTGCAGCTCGAAGGCTGGCATCGTCTCCTGTGAGCTGGGGGTACTCTTTCCCTCAGAAGAGGGCATCGTCCTGGTGACGCTGGACGGGCCGAAGCTCTTTTCCTACGACTACTTCACGGGGAAGCAATACCATGCCAATTACAGCCCCTCGGCGATCCGGGCCGTCTACCACAACGGATATTACTTCGGATTCCACAACAACGGGGCCTTTCTGATCAACACCCGGGATATGTCCCTGTGCCGAATGACGACCTATCCGACGGTGGCGGCGCCCCACGTCTCGCTTGTCGACAATCACCTTTATTACATCTCCCAGGATTACGAGGGCGACAACGCGATCTATGAATTCGAGGGGGAGACAGAATCCTACCAGCAATACACCTGGAGATCGAAGGAGTACCTTCTCGGCATACCGACGAATCTTTCAGCGGCCCGGGTGATCAGGGACCTCTCCGAATACGGCGCCGAGAACGAAGACATATTCGACGAGGAAGATGACGGCGTGGGTGGGGTTGTGAACGCGGATCCGCTCAACGAGGCGACCCTGAACGACGACGGGGCGGCGCGCGTTTACCTCGGCGTGACGTTCAAGTTCTACGGTGACGGGGTGCTTCTTCTTGAGAAGACCATATCGGATAACGAGGCTTTCCGCTTGCCCGCCGCGAACGCCTACAGGCGGTGCTACTTCGAAGTGAGCGGAGACATCCCGGTTGTCGACGTGGCCATAGCGCCTTCCATGGAGGAGCTTGATGTCGCTGCTTAGACCGCAGAGGTTCGGGAAGGTGCCTGACGGCCTGACGTCGTATCACAGGGAATTCCTGCAGAGGGTGAGCGATGCCGTGGCCATCCTCATCGGGGCCAAGAAGTCATCGACTGACACGACGTACCCGCCCCGCAGCCAGGCCGTCACCTGGGGGGATTTCGAAGCCGTGACGGAGTATGCAGATAACGCAGCGGCTTTGGCGGGCGGGCTCAAGGCCGGGGACCTCTACCGTACAGGCGACGCATTAAAGGTAGTCCATTAAGATGAAAGAATACAGGCTTTTACCATACACGGCCATCGACGGAATCCCGACCTTCGCAGATTCCTTTATCCGGGGCCTCTTCGAGAGGATGAGCCAGGAGGGCCTTGTCGAGCGGGTGTTTTACGATGGCACGATCACAACGCCGGATGCTTTCCTGCAGATGATGAAGTTCAATCAAATCAGCCTGTTCGTGATCGAATTCCGGGGTGAGATCGCCGGGTGCTGCTGGCTGAACAATTTTGCCAGCCGACGCGGGGAGTTTCACTTCTGCTTTTTCGATAACCTCCGCGGGCAGGATGCCGTTGGCGTGGGGCGGGATGTCGTCTGTGATCTGCTTTACATGGAGGATTCGGCCGGGAACCCGATCTTTGATCTTCTCTTTGGCATGACGGAGGTTGCGAATAAGCCGGCAGAGTTCTGGTGCAGGAAAATGGGATTTGAATACCTCGGCATCATCCCGTCTGTGCTCTGGAACGCGAACCTGAAAAAGAGCGTGCCAGCTCACTTCTGGTATGTCGAAAGGGGGCCCTATGGGCGGCAGTAAGGGCGGAAGCTCGACGACGACGACGTATAACTACGACCCCGTGGCATCGGCAAAGATGGCGGAGATCGCCGAGCGCCAGCAGGTCATGGCCGAAGATCAATGGGATATGTATAAAACATATTTCCAGGACTACGAGATCGCGGTTGCCCAGGCCAACAAGGATCTTCTCCCCTATATGACCGATTCGACCCGCGAGCAACTCCAATACCAGCAGGAGGCGGCGGCCGCCAACCGAGAATTGATCCCGGCGGCAACGGCACTGAACAAGAAGGAACTCGAGGGGCAGCTCCCGGTCGCCGAGAAGTATTACAGGGAAGCCCTCGAGGGCGTAG